GTGCAAGTAATAGTCATATTGCCAATCTATTGTGAATTCCTGAATAGTATTAACACTATCCCAGTTTAAATCGATTGCGGACATATTAGATGGCCAGCAGTTAGTAAACTTCCAGGTCTGATCATCGGTTCCATCTTTTTTAAACATTTTTAATTCAATATCAGCACAATAATTACCGCGTGTTCCGGAGCCAGACGAGCCGTAAAGATTTTTTTTCGATAGGTTTTTTTCCGGATGATTCATATCAGCCATCCAAGTAAGCATTCCTTGATAAATCGCACGGCCTTCATCGTTTACAACAGTTGTAGTTAACGGGCCAAATTCTCTACTTTCTCCTGCTACTTTTACATTTCTACCAAAATATGGAACTTCAATAGGAGTAATTGTGGAACCAGGTATATTCGATGCCTTACACATGTACGTCCAGTCGGTAAATCCGGCATATGCGTTGTTGGTCATTGTCACCATCATCAAATTAGTGCGCGCACCGCCGCCGGCCATAGCCGTAATAAAACCTGAAATAAAATCTGCCATTGTTAATTTCCTATATTACTTTTGATTTTTATAGAGCTTCCGATACCCAATAATCATATGCCCAATTAACAGTAAATTCCATTACAGCATCATTGGGTTCCCAATTAACATCAATCTGATCTATAGAGGTCGGCCAACAATTTTTAAACCGCCATACGTTTCCATCAGTAGCACCGGCTTTTGTAAATGTTTTTAACATCATTGTTGCGGTGTAGCCAGAGAGTTTTGCCATATGAGTAGATGCTCTTACATTACCAGCATGAGAATTTAATTTACTCATCCAATTTTCAACTTGATTTCGGATCACATATCCTTCATCATTTATAATAGTAGTTGTAAGATCATCATATGATCTATTACCAGGCATTTTTACCGCACGACCTTTATACATAACTTGCGTTACGCCTATGGTGTTGGCCGGTATTTGGATTCCCTTGCAGTAAAAATTGATTGCACCGGATGTTCCAGTATTGTGCTTTCGTGCCATGCTGATGGTAGCTTCGAAAAGAGATGCGCGAGCCCCTCCGGCAGTTAATTTTGATATAAAAGAATTAGGTCCGTCTACTACAAATCCTACTTGTCCTGCCATTTTCTCTTCCTTCGTATATTAATTAATTTATATTATTTATACGATAATTTATATTATTTATACTGCGTTTACAACTTCTTCAAATTCAACGCCACTTCTTACAGCAACGAAGTTCAGCAATACAAAGTTAATACTCTTAGTCGGTTTGACAAAAATACTTCCAATAAATTCATTTCGATCAATAACCTCTTGAGTATTATTAGATGTGTCACAAACTACTGCGAAATCTGTTATACCACCTCGGCCCTGAATATCTCTGAGGAAAGGTTCTACCGAAGAAACAAAACTGGATCTGGTAAAATCATCGTTGAATTCAAACATTGAAAATCTAGCAAAATTTGCAATTGATTTTTCTAATGTAATAAAAAGCCTTCTAACGTTGATTCTATCAAATGCAGATGGTTTAGCTAATAGAGTTTTATCTCCAAATAGCAATGTTCCTTGTCCTGCGAAAGAAACAATTGGATTTACTCCATTTTTATAAAGATGATCTCTTTCCGTTTTATTTGGATTCCATGCTAGCCTAGCAATATTTTTAACTTGACCTCTATTAAATCCTGCTGGTGAGAAGAAAAAATCTCTTTCAACAGTAGTTCGTACAACCAACCCTGCAGTGTCCGGATTCAATGGAACATATCTGAAAGTATCATTATACTTGTCGTATTGATATTTCCAGCCGCTGTCTATAACAGAATAAGAAGAACTTGGCAATAAATTTCTAAAATTATTAACCGCAGTTACTTCATTTCCATCATTATTAACAACATCCGATTGTTCTGGTGAAATGAATACCATACAATCTTTACGTGCTTCTGCAATATTATTAATAAGATATGAATTAACAACTGAAGAATTAGATCCAGTTATAACTAAAGATACATCAAC